TCTCTTTGACCTGAACCTCTGATAAAAATGGATTGTCTTTGTAGGTTGTAATATTATAACTCACATCCTCTTGTCCTTCCAAGTCATATATCCACGACTTCCATAGGGAGGGGTTTAAGTCCAATACTGTAAGGTCTGATGTTCTTAACATAAGTTGTATGTATTCATCATAGGAAACCTCTGTCGCCTCGTTGATGAATAAGTAATCCCTTTTTCTACCACGTAGTTTTGTCTCGTCATCAACACTAAACCACTCTATCATATTTGTCCCCAACTGGTAATATCCATCCACAGAATGCCAGTCATTCTGATTGTATAAGTCAAACTTTATTAGTATCTCCTTGAGGTCTCGTAATACTGACCCCTTGAGTGCTGGTAAAGTTTTTCTCACAATAGATAATGTTTTGTTGTCCTCATTCAATAACTTGTAAATAAAGTATATGAGGATATTGTATGTCTTACTGGCTCTTGATGAACCTTGAAATACATTTATCCTCTTATCTGAATTAAGGAGGGTCTCAAATACCGATGTGGTTTGTATCTTCATTATTTCACTTCTATCTTAACAGGTTCGTCCTCTTTTTTTGATTGGAGTGCTTCTCTTAATTTTTTATTGAATGACTTGGTTATATTGTCATTCTTTTGTTTCCACGCTTGAACCTTCTGTTTGTGGTTCTTTCTCAATTTTGATTTTGGCATTAGAATAATTTGGTTTGTAATGGTTTATTCTGTTCGTGTTGTATTCTTGCGGATGCTATATCCATATACTCCTGTTCTTTTTCAATTCCTATAAAATTGACCCCACATCTAACTGCCGCTTTGCCTGTTGAACCGCTGCCCATAAACGGATCTAATGTCGTTCCATTTGGAGGGGTAATAAGATTTATCAAGTATCTCATTAGGTCTGTTGGTTTAACTGTGGGGTGATTGTTCTTTGATGTTAAAGCATATCTCTCTTTTAATGTTTTAGAGTTATGTGCTTGATTGATGCTATATCCTTTTTCTTCTAATTCATTACACCCTTCGTTTCTATCTTTCTTTGATGTCTTGGGACAATAGAAAAATCTACTTGCTCCACCTTTATCATTATAATCTCCTACAATCATTTTTTTCTTATGTCCTGTTGTTTTATTTAGACCATCATTAAAAATGTTTGCTTCTTTTCCTTCAACTATACCTGACTTACAATTTGTTTTACTAATACCACTCTGTTCGTCCAATAGTTGTCCCGCCTCTTCATCAAAGATTATGTTTGCTGGAAATCTACCTGCTTCGTGTGTTTCATAATCAGGACTACCATTACCACCTGATATTTTTTCTGTTTCAAATATATTACAGGTTCTGTGTCCTGCTGATGTTTTGTCTCCTTCTCCAATAGTAATCCTTGAACCATCAATATTTATCCCACCTGTTCCATACTTCAATACATTCTCTGCTATGGATTTTTCTGTTAGGGGTTTTCTTGCCATCACTATTGGTTCGTGTGCTGGTTTGAGTGCTGTTCCCCAACCTTCATAGTCATTATTGATTTCAATATCGTCATATTCTTTTTTATAGACACCTTTATCACCACCAATATTCTTTTCATTACTTGAAACATAAGAATTACCAGTTGTTCCCGCTCCTTGTTTTGTTCCAATAACTTTAACATCTCCTGATTGTTTTTGTATCGCTTTACCGATGTTGTGTGATTTCGGAAATCCACTCGCATAAATCCACATAATCTGGTCTCTAATCTCAAACCCTGCGTCTTCAACTGCGACAGCCATTCTGTGATATGTTCTACTATGACTAAATGCTAATAGATGTCCTCCTGGTTTCAATACTCTCAAACACTCACTCCATACTTCTGTCCTGAATGCTATGTCCCCTCCGTCCCACTCTTTACCCATAAATCCTTTTGATGATGATGTATTAGTTGTAAGATGATATGGTGGGTCTGTTATTACAGAATCTATTGAATTATCTAATATTGTTTTCAGGACTTCCAAGCAGTCCCCTAATCTTAAATCTACTTTCATATTATCTTTTTTCTAGTTTCCAAATGAACCCACCACGACTATCAAACTTTGTTCTATTGTAGGTTCTCATTATATCCCCATCTTGGACTCCTGTTGCCTTTGATGCTTCCATTCTATTTTTGTAGTCCGCAATATAATTTCCATCAAGGTCATATTGAACTACTCTGTATTCATCTAACTCGTCACCTGTTAATCTTTTTATTCCAAACTCTGTGTATTTCTCATTCAACTCAAATCCTATAAAGTTTCTATTACCTATTTCATTACACGCCAATCCAGTCGTCATAATCCCTCCAAATGGGTCAAGGATAATATCTCCCTCATCTGTTAATAAGTTAATATAATATTTTGGTAAGTCCTTATGAAATGGAGCGGGGTGTTTAATTGAATTATCCCTTGCTGCTCCTGCTGTTAAAAATCTAAATACATTATCAGGTCTAACTTTTTCTGGATTATAACCTTCTAATGATTTGTTTTTTATTCTCTCCCCATCAATAATCTCTCCGTGATTTGTTATAGACCAAGAGTTTTTAATCCTTGTTTTTGTTGATTCTTTAGTATCCAATAATACTCTATCCATATAGAACTTTAATTTCTTTTGGTCTTTAACAAAATGGAATATGAACTCTGTATTATTTCTAAATCTCTTTGGTGACCCATTCGGTATTCCATTCATCTTATGCCAAATATAAGTGTCATAAAACTTTAATTTGGATTCCTTTTTAGACCGATGTATTAATTCGTAAATGAAGGGGTTTCTTAACCCATTAGAGCAATTATCATTTATGTTTAGTATGAAACTACCACTTGGTTTTAAGACCCTGTAAATCTCATTAAATAGGGGTAATAACCAATCACAATAATCTTGAGGTTTTTTGATTGATATATTCTTTCCATAATTAACAATATCAGCATACGGAGGGGATGTGATAATCAGGTCAACAGAATTATCTTCTATGTCCTTTATCAACTCAAAACAATCCCCATTTCTAATATCTATCATTTACCCTTTGTCTCCATCTGTAAGTTTCCTTACAATTTCTATTTCAATCTTTTTATTGGAGTCCAATTTATCTCCTTGAGTTGTTATATCCACTTTGTTCTCTGCGTTGTTCCACTCGTCCTTAAACTTGTTTCTCATCACCAACGAATAAAGGTTTGAGTTCATCTGTTTTGATGTCCCCGAACCGAATGCTTCTCTTGGTAATCTAGCCCACCACGAGTGAGATAATTGCCTCATCATAGAAACGGATTCCGCAAACTCGGGTTCTTCAATCATCATTCTTGTAAATGTCTCGTTGGAAATGTTTAGATATACCTTACAATCAATATCTAACATACCTTCTTTCCCCATTCTAATCAATTCGTCTTTCCAACCTTTTGGGAACTCATCCATAGTCACCTTTGGTCTACCAATAGGTTTGCCAGTTGGTTTATAAACTCTTTTTGTCATAGTCATTTAGTATTTTTGCCATCTGATTTATTCTGTCTGTTATTCTTGGAAGACAAACGCTACAAGATGGTTGTAATGTTTCACGATGGTATTTGTTGTGAAACTCGTATAGATATATTTTCTCTTGATATGAGTTTGTAATTCCATTAAGGAAGTCCTGTGCTCGTTGTACCTCTTGTCTTGTGAAGGGTGGGACACCATCTCCAATAAGTGCTTCTAAAGTCATCTCTTCTTGAATTATTGTTTCGTTATTCACTACTATTGTTTTGGTTTGTTTTTTATTGTTTTTACAATTACACATTTTATTATAAGTTGTTTAGATATTCTTTTGTATATGATTTATTATTTATAATATCCCATATAGTCGTTTGATTGACATTATATTCAATCGCTAATCTTTGCATAGTATATTTTCGTGGGATATATTTAGTTTTTATTTCGTCAACTTGTTCTAAAGTAAGTTTTCTTTTTTCTAATATATTTTTCCCCCAAAGATTATTTTGTTTTGCGTGTTCGTTATTTTCTAAATAAGAAACCCATTCTAAATTATCTAATGAATTATTACTTGGGTTTCCATCTTTATGATTCACACAACATTTATTATCAGGATTGGCTAAATATTTTTCCGCTAAATAACGATGTACGTAATATGTCTTCCTATTTTTTGTGAAAACTTCGTATCCATCTTTTCTTGTTGTTATTTTTGTTTCAATATCATTTACCATATCAATCTTTTAATTTTTCTTTATTATGTTCCATATTGTTGAATGGCTTACTTCATACTCAAATGCCAATCTTATTATGGAATATCCATTTGGATTATATTTTAATTTTATTTGTTCTATTTGACTTGGAGTTAATTTTCTTCTGTCTGAACGACTAACCCATTCCAAATTATCTAATGAATTATTAGTTGGGTTTCTGTCTTTATGATTTACACAACATTTATTATTTGGATTTGGTAAATATTTTTCTGCTAAATAACGATGTAGATATATTACTTTTCCGTTTTGTCTGAAAACTTCATATCCATCTTTTCTTGTTGTTATTTTTGTTTTAATATCATTTTCCATATTATTCTTTTAATTTTTCTTGTAGTTTATCGTTGAGGATAAGTTTAACTTTCTTTATATCCCTTGATAAATTATTTATTGGTATTCCAATCTTTTTACTCAATCTAGTTAAATTACAATCTTCAGCGAAATAGTGTAATGTTATTTGACCTAAATACCAGTCTTGTTGTTTTATCTTTTCCACTTCTTCTAATACCCATTCTATTGTAAATATATCTTCTTCATATTCTTCTTGTGGAATATCTATATTTGACCCGAGTTCAACGAAATTGGTTTTACGATATAATTTATGGTATTTGCTTGTTTTTGAGTTGAAATTGTTTCTAACTATACGAGCAAAGAAAAACAACTTCTCACCATCAGGGATTAGATTTATCTTCCTGTTGGTAAGAAATTGTTGTATTGAAACTTGTAATAGGTCATCAGTATTATTTTGTCTTGCTACGCTATTACATATTTTCCTTAATTCGTTGATATTCTGTTCTATCCAATCGTTTAACAAAATCGTTGTGTCTAATCAATTTATCCTGGTGTATTCCCTTTGAGTATCTTTCTTGCGAAATACTTGTTGTTCTCGTCAAAGTGATTAGTTAGACAGATTAGATGTTCTTGTTTACGTAGTTTGATGACTTTGTCTCTTACTGTGATTGGGGATACATTTAGTATTGTTCCAATTTCTACGTTGGTTAGGATTGAGTATTGATTAGCACTTTTGTAGATGTCTTGAATCAATAAGTCGTAAATGCGTTTTTCGGTTCTGTTTGTAATTTCCATATGTTTGTTTTTTTCTTTACTATAAGTATATCACCTATTAGTCAAACATCAATAGTTTCTTGAAATAATTTTTTTAATCTTTTATAAATCCAATTACAGGTTGTTCTTCAACCTTTATCCTTGAAGTAATTTTATCTTTCATATCTTTATGTTGCTTCTTTATCCATATCTGATGCTGGTTCAATCTTTCCGTTGAAGATAATTTACATTCATTACCTCTCTGAAACTCGGGGTTATGTTCGTTCATTCTTATTTTGTTTTTTTGTTGGAGTAAGACCAGCAAATCCTACAATACGATATTTAGTTATTTTTGATGATTCTTGTGAATAGGAAAATATCATCTGTGCCCCTATGAGTGCTTGTTCGTAATCTGATTGTCTAACTATTCTAAAGAAACCATCATATTCGTTGAATGAAATTAAGTATGAATAAAACTCTTTTCCATTCCAATTAAACTTATCTAAAAACCTTTGTGTGTTTATAACTCCGTAATTATTTAATCCTTCCATTTTATTTTATTTGTTTTTCTTTATAGTAATTCTTTAACCATTCATCAGGTGACATTTTTTCTGTATTAATATCTGTATTAATATCTGTTTCAATAAATGTTTTTTTAACTGAAGTAATAGATGTTTTAATAGGTGAGCGTTTCCGCACACCTTCTTGTGCGTTTCCGCTTACCCCTTTGTGCGTATCCGCAACATTACCTTTGTGCGGTATGATAGTTCTGGCGCTCTTATTTTTACTTTTATTCACCACAATTATTTTGATATATTCATTTTCAACGAGATAAGAAATACGCTTACTTACATTCCCTCTATGAATATGTAATAACTCACCAAACTTTTCATTTGACGCAATACAACCTAATGGTAATTTTGAGTATGAGATTATCTCTGATAGTAATGCTTTATTTAACCAATCTAAATTATCATCTTCAATAATCTCTATTGGAATCCAAATACCTTTTCTATTTTCCATAATAATAAAAAACCCCCATATTTCTCCGATTGCTTCTCACTTCAACAGATACTTTACAGGGGTTCTATAATTTCTTTAATGTCCTATGTTGTGAGAAGGGACAATAATAATTATAGGGGTCATATGTAAAAGATAAATATTATCCAACAAAAACTTTTTGTGAAATTGAGATATTTATTGATATGGAAAAAATAATATGTAATTCGTGTCAAGTTGAAAAAGATCTAACATCATTCTACAAGTGTAAAGAATGTAGAGATGGGGTTAGTAAGGTCTGTAAATTATGTAAGAATCAAGGGAGGAAATCAACAAAAAGTGAAAGGACTATTCACCCCTTTAATAAAGAGTTTAGAAGGTCAGAAGATTCTTGGTGGACGATGGCAGGAACCACTCCAAAAGATTACAAGGATATGTGGGAAATCTTGAGCCTAATGGGTTATAATCTTGAAAAGGACATACACCATCAGTTTGTAGATAAAATCAACCAGACCCTCTTAAAACCCTTAAAATACAAAAAGAAAAAACATATCATATCATTCCTTCCAAACGGAGAACCACACCCTAATAGAAGAGGCGTAAAAAAAACCCCCATTCAGGAAGAATGAGGGAAAAAGGTGGATGGCAGTAGGAAAACCTTTTTTTTGGTTTCTTAATAATAAATATTATTCTTCAACAAACTTGCCACGAATAAAGGTGTCTATTGTTTCTAATCTATCACCTAACTCTTTGGAGTATCCGTTGATACAATAATCAACCAATACATTTGTAATACCTACTGTTTCTTTCAAGGTTAGATTAACCCCCAACTTATTTGTATAGTCAAATACAAACTTTAATTGGGATTGTGTTACGATGGTTTTTTGTGTGTCTTGTGCCATATTAGTATTTGTCTGCGAGCATCTCCTCGTATGCTGATTGTGTCTCAAGAAAATTATTCATATATTCTTCTTGGTCTTGTAATTCTTTATTCTTAACCCATTGCTGATATTGATAATCCATATCACAAGGGAAAATATCCTCTTCAATAATGTCTTCAAGTAATCTTTTTGTCATTCCCATAGTTGTAGTGTTTTTATATATATAAATATACCTATACCTAACAAAAATATCAATAGGGTAAATAAAAAAAAGTCAAATATTTTTAGTATCTGACTTTTTTAAGAAGGGGGGGATGGTAAAGCATCTACGATAGAAATGGGAAAAACAAACAAGAGAACCTCCCCCCCTAATATCTATTATAACTAATAGTATCTTGGTAATCAATAATTATTCACAATTTAATAAATTACCGAACGGATCCACAGCAACAAAGTTAGAAGTTGGTGTTCCATTATACTCTGTGAATACACTAGTCAAAAGGGTATTACCATTTGATAGTGTCAAAATTGGAGATGAAAGTGTTGCGTTAAAATCAAAATCAAAACCAGTTCCAGTATTGAATGTAGTATCAAGGGATCCGTTGTTATTTATTCTTAAAAATCCTCCAATAGCAACTCCGTTATAAGACACAAAGTTTCCAGCAACAACATATTTACCATTTTTGCTGTTGATGTCAAAAACATAAGGAGTTCCAGTTCCACCAGTAAATCCTGAACCGATACTAAAGGTATTATCTAATTTATCACCATCAGTCAATCTTGATATTCTATTACTACTTTGACCGCTATATTGTGTAAAGAATCCACCACATACAATTTTTCCATCTGAATCTACATCAACTGAAATAACATCATTGTTGAATCCTCCACCAAGAAACACACTATTATCCAAAGTTCCATTAGTATTTAATCTACAAATACGACCTAATGCCTGCGTTCCTCCTGATGTGAAACTTCCTGCGACAATACTTTTGCCGTCCTCTTGAAGTTTTATTTGATAAACAGCATTATTAAATGAAGGACTGAATGAAATATCCAAAGAACCATCAGTATTTAATCTTGCTATTCTAGTTCTTTGAGTTCCACTATAACTAGTAAACTCACCACCACATAATATTTTTCCGTCCTCTTGAACCGCAACAGCCCAAACAGTAGAAGAAAAACCAGTTCCTATTACAAATGAAGTATCCAAAGAACCATCAGTATTTAATCTTGCTATTCTTCTTCTTGCGACTCCGTTATAAGTCGTAAATGCTCCACCTATTACAATTTTTCCGTCAGGTTGTAATGCCATTGCGTAAATATCACTATTTGTAGCCGTTCCTGGTTCAAATGAAGTATCCACCGATAAATCAGTATTAAATCTCTGTATTCTTGTAATTGATGTATCACCACCATATTCTGTGAAATAACCAGCGACAATCGCTTTTCCATCAGGTTGTTCTATCATCAACTCCGCAGTTCCAAAGTTATCAGTATTGAATGACTTGAGGTCAAAACAAGTAACCGAAGGATCGGACACAGCCATAGTCAAACTATCTCCTGATTGAAGAATAGGGGTCTGAACTGATATTAAACCTGAACCATATGTATCAGTTGAATATAAAGTATTATTTACGTAGGTGTCTATTTTTGCGTCCCCCTGTTGTAAGAACATCTGTATAGTACCATATTGAGATCCTCTTGTGTTAGTAATCTCTGTATTTGTTCCACTAATCAAATCACCTACAACCAAAGGTAAAGAACCATCGGTTATAGTTAATTCACCAGTAACACTACTCGGCGTGGATAATTTCGTGATTACCGCTGAAGCCGATGTATTTGATATTGAAAAACTCATATTTTTTTATGTTTTTATTTAATTTATTTATTTAATGTAGGATTCAATCAATTCAATATGACCGTCCATATAAGATACATCGTGAATCATACCTAACTCTTCATCAATCTCGTCCATAAGGTCATAGAAATCATCAACTAATATCTCGGCTTGGTTGAGTTGGTTTGTTGTTGCCGTCTTATCTTCCAATACCTTGGCTTCAATCTCAAATACATTATCCGCGATTTGAGCCGCACTTCTAATCATACCAGCAGTTTCTTCGTCAGGCTTCATATCAATAAGATGTTGGAATGTCGCCTGTGCGCCAGGACAGATATAAAAGTATTTTGTTTCATAACCCAATACACTCATCTCACTAAACTCAACTGGTTCAATCAATAAATCATCATTCATAACAATAGGAGTATTTGGAACTACAACACGAGACGCACATTCTCTGTAGGCTTGTTTATAGTCGGTGCCAGTCGCTCGTTTTCTTGCGATACATCTACCCAACGCTGAATCAGCAGGAATGTCTGTATCGTCAAACTTACCCCACCATCTATAATATTCTGAATAAGCATTAAGACAATATCCCATTCTTTTTTTCATCATAGGGTACATTTCTTTCATCTTGGAATTAGCAGAACATCTTTTTAGATAGACCCCTCTATTTTCTTTTCTACGAGGTTGAATTACAAATGTATCTACCTCCTTTTGTTTTGACATCTTGAACTTTTCCAACTGACTATAACAGACAGCCAATCGTTGTTCCATACTTGGGAACTCATCAGCAACTTTTACAGCACATCTTGATATAAAATCGTTGTCCGTTTCCTTATCAGTTTTTATTGGTAATGGCATTACTTAAAGATTAACTTGTGATTTTAATTTTTTATTTTCAAGGTGCAGTTCGTCAATTTTACCTTCCAATTCCTGAACCTTGATATTCAATAATTCTATTTCTGACCTCAAGTCAGTTATAATTTGGCTATACAACAATATAGATTTTTCCAAGTTGGATAATATCAAATTATCTGTCTCGGCTTTTGTCTTTCTCTTACCAGCAAAATACGAGGCTATACTCGTTATTACATTACTTCCTAATATTGTTAAAATAGTTTCTATATTCATATCATTATATTTTTACCAACCACAACAATTCCAGGTGGGATCGCCATATATTACAGAAGTTAATACACCTCCACCAGGCCCAACATTTAGATTTTGGTAGCGAGGGCCGTTATTCAAGTGAATACCACTAAAGTAATTCTTACCCAAATGGGGTCTTAATCCGTCTGTGGAGGTATAAGTATAAACCAACGGATAATTTGATTGATTAAAAATCAATTCTTCAATCATTCGTCTCTCAAAGAATTGGCTTCTATCATCCGCCGCTGTCTGCATATACTGCATCTCGGATATGGTAATAGTTTTTTCAGAACCATTAACAATACCATTATTTTTAATTCTCATAAAAATTGATGGTAATGCTTCCGCATATGCTGCCCATATTAACATCGGTTGAACGAAGTATTGAAGGAAGTTATTATTTATATCAGTTAGAGAACTTGTTGCCACCTCATTTAATAATTGGACGTAGAACAAACGACCAATTATATATTCCAATTTTGTCTGTTGAACTACACCGATAAATGGTAATAACACAGCAGAGGTTACGTTTTGGTCTATATCAGTAAAGTTTTTTAATTTATTCTCTGATACTAATAATATATTTTGAGGTACTAATGCTTGAGACATATTATATTGGGTTAATAGTTTCGTCTTTTACGACATCTATATTTTTATTTACATCTATGGTTGGTGCTGCGTCCTTCATAGTCACCATCTCAAATTGCTTGATTTCTATTTCAGTTGGAATACCAGCATCTCTGATTGTTAATAACTTTTGGAACACACCTTTAATCTCGTTCTGTAATGGTTTAATTACAAGGTTTTGGAAGTGGTCTTGGGCTTCAAGATGGTCTGCTGTTCCCAACTTACCTGGTGTCATAATACCCAATAATTCTGGTGATGATATTTGGTGAGCGGTCAAAATTGCTTCTTGAACCATCGCATTCAATTCAACCCATAATTTATCAGACCCGTTATTCTGTATTGGTGTAATCTCTGGTGCTTGTTCCTTACCATCAGCAAAAGTTAAAAATAACTTACCACTTACGTTGGAACCAGCATATTTAGCAACCATCGTATTATAGATTTCCTCTCTTTGCTCGGGGTCAGGAACACCATTATTTAATGCCACAAATAAACTTGGTGATAGACCATTAACAATATTGTTAAAGTGCCAGTTGAATATCTCTACTTGAGTGGATATGGCTGTCGCAGCACCCCAATAAGTTGGAGTTGGATAATAATTGTTTCCCGCAGAGTGAGTGGTATAATAAAATACCTGTGATGGGCTTTCATCTTGTATATCAAATGCTGGTAATTTACGAGGTATAAACTTCTTGGGGTAAGCCCAATCTGAACTATAATAGAAATTATGTATTCTATCGTGCATATCAGTTTTTTCGGCTCTTAATTTGGAGAAGTCCATATAATACATATCAAATCCTGTTTCTCTGTCTTTTCTCCATACAATATTGATGGCAAAACCTCCGTATAAAATGAAGTCAAGAACACACTTGTCCCATATATCATAGATATGGTCTCCAAGGCTATTAGCCATCAATAACCTATTATCGTCCCCTAATTTCAACGATATTGATTCTCCCCTTGTACCATACCATTTGGAAGTTATAGCGGCTCTATGAGTCGGAGAAGTGTTGTAAAGACGGATTAACTCTTGAGCAGCCAAGTTGCTTACCCCAAAGAAAACCCAAGGCGTTCTTGTATTGATAATAAGGTTTTCCTCAATCAAAGGGACTCTTGCCGTAGCAAAGTCAAACACCTGTAAAAAATCGTTATTTTTCTTTATTTCTTCGTTCATAATTATAAATATAAAGTTTTATCAATATCACCAACTGCTATATTGATATTTTGTTTTCAGGTAATTTACGACCTGTGCGTATTCGGAACTATTGAGTAATCGGTTATAAATCAAAAACTCAAAGATACTATTATCTATTCCAATTTGACCTGAATCTGAACCTAACCCCAAAAAGTTAGATACGTCAGTATTTGAGAATGATGATGTAGAACCCGAAGCGTCGTTGAATGTAGCAGTAAAGAAAGAGTCCGATTGTCCTGACGCAGCGATAAATAATTCTCCCAAAGGTGATGGTATTGGTTGTAAAGATATTCCATTCGGAGTTTTAAGGATTTCTGGATTACTTGTTCCTATTAACATACATAAACCAGCCCCTCCCGCTAAATTGATAGTCCAGTTTCCTGTTCCTGTACTATTTCTCTTCATAACGATAAAAATAGAAGACCCTGAATAATTCTCTAATGGGAATGATGACCCTTGATTTTGTCCGTCTATGTAATTTACCGCCGTTCCCGTAAATGAACCTAATGTTTCGGTTATAATTGAAGGTTGAAGTAATGCTGTAGCCTGACTTATAGACCCTCCCAATAGTCCCAAGTTAGTCCAAGACGCCGCTGTAGCACCACTTGTTGATAAATACCAATGCTGTAGATTACCTAATGATAATGGGTCTAAAGGTGGAGGTGGTGTTGAACTCGGAGTTGGAGTTAAAGTAGGAGTTGTTGTAGGGGTGTGAGTCGCAGTTATAGAAGGTGTTGGAGTATTTGTAGGGGTATTGGTTGGAGTTTTAGTTGGAGTAGGAGTAAGAGTAGGGGACGCTGTAATACTCGGAGTAGGAGGGTTTATCTCATCAGGAGCAAATATTGTATTAGAATTAAACTCATCATCAGAAATAAACTCAAAATAATTTTCATTTGTTGTATCCGCACTTACAACAATAAACTCGGCTATACCATTTTCCACTAACTCTGTGGCTAATAATGGATTTAGATTACCCGAGCCAAATGGCTGGGCATAGGCATAATAGTTATACTGGCCTTCATAAGGAAATGGTATTTGACCCACACCCTGACCTTCAACAAACTCAAATTGATTATACCTCGTTGGATGCGGTGATACATCAGGCAAGATAAAATCTACCTCTTTTTTTGAGAATATATGAATAAATTGAAATAAGTATTCAGGATCACATACAGTTGTATTCTGTGTGAGCGTTACAACAATCTTATTAAGTTGGTTGGATTTTAATAATATCATTTGTGTATAAAATAATCACAGAGGAGTTATTATAAACCCCCCTGTGATAAATAGTTATTCTACTGTTATACCAGAAACGACTGAATAGATAGTTCCACTCAATTCGCACATAGGTAGTTGCTCCAACGCCTGCAGGGTAAGGTTATATCCCTGGCGGTCTCCTAAAGCAAGACCAGTCGCTGATGAACCAGCGGAAACGAACATTCCATATTCCTCACCAAGTAAGAAATATGAACCGTTATTGTCCTCAAATATTACCGCTAATCTGAAGTTTTGTGCTAGTGTTTTTATGATATTTCTTTTGTATTGTTCCAACTTTGCGAAGAACATTGTAAGTTCTTGCGTGTAGTAAACGGTACCATTTTCAAGTGAAGCATTTATAGTTTCTGTCATCTCACTTGTCGTTCTGATTAACTGAAACTCATAAAATACTCCTGTTCCTGTGATGGACGTAATCGTGTCTCCTGTGTTCTTAATTACTGATGTCACATTATCAAAATCAGTAATCCAAACTCTATTTACACCACCTGCGTTGTCTCTACAACCAAAAGTAATACCTTGTGCTAAATTACAACTCATTTGTATATTATATTTAGTTTTTTAGTTTATTGGTAAATAGGGGGGTTATTCACCCCCCATTAAATTATAGTCCGTTTGTTACGAAGAATTGTGGGAACGCAATTGCGGTTCCTAATTTCCAAGCAGACATAATACGTACCTCTTGGAAGTCTTGACTCCACCAACTTCGGAATGAATCCTCGTCGCTCATAAGATCGACCCCAGTTAAAAAGTACTGGCTCGCAGACGCAGCGATTAAAGAAGATCCGTTAAGACCTGGTACACCAACAACCTTGTATTTAGTTTGTGGGTGGAATGTCTCATATACTTGACCCAAAGTTGGTTCAGTAAAGTGGAAGTTGTTTACGTTTCTCAACGCCACCATATAACACTTGAATTGTTGTTGAGACATAAAGATTACAATATCGTCTCTGTCATAGATGTTTCTATCTAAAGCGTTGATGATATTATCCACTTGAGTTAATACAGCATTAGCCTTCTCAATAGTTGAAGAACCAGTTACAGAACATAATGCTGTAGCACCAGTCAATTTAACAACACCAGCAGTATTGTTTAATAATTCAATAAATCCAGAGAAAGTTGAAGTTCCTGATGAAGCATTCCATAACAAGTCCTCATTATATCTCTTGATTTGTTTTGTCTGAAGGTCAACAATAGCCTGCTCAAATGGTGCTTGCTCGTTGTATGATCCAGGATTCAAATAAGCCCCGAGCCAAAGTGTATTTAGCTGTTCTAGGCATAGAGATTGATTTACTTTAAGTGCCTGAACCGTCAAAGGTACTGCTGTAAATGTTACATCACCCGCATCGTTCCATCCGCAAGTTGTACCAGTTTGTACTGATAATGTCTCCTCCAACAAGTTTACATTTTGAGTTCCTTTAATACCAGGAATAACATTAACGTAAGACATAGTCACGGGGGACAATACTGCTTCAGATATAATATCAGATGAAAGTTGGTCTACATACGCTGACAATCCGCCAAGGTCGTAGTTAAAGTTCATTTTTTGTAATTTTTTCATTTTGATAATAAATTAGTTTTAGTTTAGTTTTTATTCATCGCCTCTCTCAATCTCTTGAATGACTCAATACGGTCATTTTCAGGTCTTGATTCGGTGAAAGTTTTTTGAGTAAATACTCTGTCGCCCGCAGGTTCTTTAGCGAACTTTTGGACTTTGTTTTCTAGTTGTGTTTGTCTTGACACTAGAATATCAAGTTTGTTTTCAAGATTTTTTAATGCTTGAGAAAAAAGTTCAGCAATCTTTTCAACTGCCATATCTTCTTCTTCAACATTCTCTCTCTCGGTGATAATACCATCTTTGGTAATAACTCTAATCTTTACCTCTTTACCACTTTCGTCTTTTAGGACAACTTGGTGCTCACCATCGGGAGCAGGTACTTTAGAATCACCATCAAGGACAAATACTTCCTCACCAACATCAAAGGTTTTGGATTCAACTTTAGCACCTTGTGCGGTTTCAGCAATTACGAATGCTTCGTCCTTACCTTTAACCTTGATGCCTTTAATCTCACCACCGACAATAGAAATCATCTTTCCATCTGCGGTTTCATAAGTTCCATCGGTAAATGGTAGTAAAGCGCCGTCATAAGAAACTTTCTTGGTTAAACGACCCACAGTTGGCTCGTCACCTTCAACTCGCATAATTTCTCCGTCTTTCAACTTTACATCAGCAAACTTTTCTTCTTTTTCATCGTCAACTTTTACTTCCATCTCCATTTCACCCATATCAATCTTGGTGATTTTAGAATCCTCATCTACTTCAATCTTGGTTCCGTCTTCTAACATATGGTCTCCAGCAGGTGCGGGGATTAAACCCTCCTCTGTGGCAACATATATCAAAGACCCTAATTCTAGTTCACCCTCCATTTTCATAGTAATTCCTTGATCGGTTTTAGCCTCAAAGAATACCTGTGGAGATAGACCCAAAATCTGCTTAATCTTTTGTAGGGTTTTGTTACTATTCATCTTATATTGATTTTAATAGTTGTTTTATTTGGTTTATTTGTTCTTCCTGTTTGGAAAAAACTGCTTTTTCCCTGAATAGACCCTCAACTGAAAATCCACTCAAGTTATTCTGTTTAACAAGTTCCCATATTTTTGGGTCTTCTACTTTCATTTGGACGAACCAAGTACCAGCAGGCAACTCAAAACCATAATTGGCTGACTTGTCCCTGATGGGGTCTTCACTAATCCAACTTTCAGTAACATAGACCTTGTCTGAACCCAACTTGATTCCGTTGTGCTCTATGGAGGTTTCGTCAGTCCTTTTTTGTTTTAAGAATCTATTAGCCATTTTTCTAATAGAATCCTTTGAGAAATAGACATAATATTTGTTTCCAAACATATCATATCTATGTATCATCTTATTTGGAATCATCGCTGCTCCAACAATAATCATCTTGTCTTCACTAGCGACAGCAAAAGTCATTTTTTCGTTTTCAAGTTGTTTGAGTTTTCTTTCAGACCAACTTAATGCGGCTTCACCCCCCCAGCTGTCGTACATCAATTTTCCGCAGGAACTTTTGTAATCTTTTGATGTCTCCAAATCAACTTTATGTCGTGATAAATAACTATACATACGCTTCAACGTGTCAACTGAAATGGGTTCACCCTTGGCTAATTGCGATGCCCGAGTTTTTCCCACCTGTGTTCCACAAGAACCCCAACCATTCTCATCAGCCCATTTGACTGCTCTGGCTGCGGCATTCTTTACACCTTCAGGATAATCACTTATGGCTTCAACAAAATCATCTTCGGTCATATCAACAGGAACACAATTAGGGCTTCCATCGTCCTTTAATCCTATCATCTCGTATCCGTCCCAACAAGGGTTGTCCTCTGACATCTTTTCTGCCTTTGGGTGGTCTTTCGGTAATAGGTCAAAATCAGATGTATATTTTTTGTTTTCAGGTCTCCCATTTTTCAATAAATATAAAAACGCATTTACCCTTGCGTAAGCCCACTGCTCTGATGATTGAACTGTTGGTGAATGTGATACATTATAGGCTCCAAGACCTCTTTGGAATACTGACTTCAACGCTCCTAATGTAGCACGACCATTCTTGGTATTACTATCTTTTTCATTAAAATCATCAACCTTTTTTTGTAAGGTTTTTTCTTGTTCTGCACTTACCACAGCACCCCTCTTACCAGTCGCTTTACCTTTTGCCGTTCCCTCACCCGCAGGTTCAGGATTAGGTGTATCTGACTTTGGGGCTTTATCTGATTTTCTAATACCTCCACGTGGCCCAATTTCAGCAAACAAGTTAGGGCCTGTTCTTGGCATTCCTGGTTGCCACTGGTTTTGTGGTGTTGTTGAATCAATCGTAGCACCTGGTCTTGTATCAGGTTGTAATCCTGATGATAATGGGTCTGTTTGTATTAGACCTCTCGTTGAATCACCAGAGTTTCTAATCTTACCTTCTGGTTGGAATACCAACTTAACCCAAGTGTGTCTGCAGTTGAATGAACCTCTCCAAGTGAATATATCATAATTACCAAACTCGGGGTTTGATAATTGTTCTATGTCCTCCATTCTATACACTCTGTTCTTTGCCAACATATCAGAACAGAATTGTCTATTCTTGTTGTCTCTCGGCCCAACATACTTGAATCTAATTCTAAATTGGACTGTGTCTTCGTAGGATTCATCATTAGGATTTGAGAACCTCTCACGGCTCATTTTAAGTATCCTCTCGGGGTTCATCTGTTCCACACGACTTACCACCCACCCTTGACTGATTAAGTCGTTGTAGGACTCCCCTAATGTGTCTAAAAGAGGATTGGAAGAACAGAAGTCGTCCTCCACAATTCTATATGTTACAGAGTTGTCATCAAGGGTGGGTTCTTCCTCACTATTAAAGGCAATCCAATTTTCCTCGTGAGCGGGACTACCTACTAAAGATATTGCTTCTATCCCTGATTCCTCAAAATCCTCGTCTATTAAGAGTTCTACGATTTTCATTCTATAATAAATATATTTTATTCTATGTTATGCCATTATATCAACGACCTTGATTTTATGGTTCTATCAAATTGTTGTTGGTTAGACATATCTTGTGCTGTAACATAAGTCCTAATAGGTCTTGAGTTCATACTTTGATTTACGACATCAACTAAAGATTGATTACCTGATGATATTGGTAATGCTGTATTTGGTAAATTACCCATATTATTCATAGCAGTCAGCATCGGTGAAAATAATGCTGATGATTTAGCATTCATAACAAACTCCCCATCAGACAACATCGTTGGTATGGAGTCAGTTATTGACCCTCCATTACCAAATACAAATCCACCTTGACTTCTTCTTGCTACAACTTGTATCGGTTGGGGTGATGCCGCAGAGGTTGGGGATGCTCCACCAGTACCACCTCCACCTAAATCAGGACTATTTCCAGCACTTTTTGATCCTCTGACTGCTTTACTAATTGTAGATATAATTGTCGCTGCTTGTACCGCATATAATAGTAAAAGTGGAATATTCTGTGGAAATCCGACTTTTGCTGTCTGTGCTGTTCCTTCTGCAACTGCGACTTGAGAACGGGCTAATGCCCCTTGTGAAAAGGCAATAGTTCTTTGGACTTCTAAAACCAATTCTTTTGCTAATAATACTTGTTTAGCAATCAACGCAGCCTTACCAACTATTGTTTCTTCGTTTGTTAGTGAAATAATACCATCAACCGCTTGCATCTTGATTGACAATCTCTGCTGTTCTATATCTCGTTCTTCTTGTAATCTATTGAGATTGTCTTGTTTTATTTTTTCATTATCAGCCTTTATCTTATCTTGTTCTTCTTTACGGGCAGTTTCCCTATCGGACTTAGCCTTTTGTTCTTGCTCGGATAATTGCTTATCAAACTTTGCATTTATGTCTAATTGGTCTTGGTAGTATTCTGCTTCAAGATTGATAAAATCTGTAAAACCTGCTTCTATTAAAGCGGCTTTTTCTTTATCAAATCTCATTTGTCTTTCCTTGAGTTCCCTATCTCTATCTGATAATAATGACAACTCCGCTTCCAAGTTTATTGCATCTGCCGCTTGTTTTTTTCTTGCGGCATCAGCATCATTTTTAGCGGTTTCAGCATCACTTTTTGCTTTTGAGGCAACTGCTTTCTGATTAGCCTTTTCTCTTTGTTGTGCTGAAAACTCTAAACCAGCAATTTCAAGAGCAAGGCTTTGGTCTATAATTTGTTGATTGAGTGCTAATTGTTGAGCTCCATTTTCTTCTACTTGTTTCTTTTTTGTTTCACCATCAATTTTATCATTTTTTATTATTTGTTGTGCTCGCTCAAATAATTGTTGATCTTGTTTTTTGAGTTCTTCAAGCCTTGCCTTACCTCCCTCTTGTGTAATCTTGAATAACTCCTCTTCTGTTGCTCCTGCCGCTTTTGCTCGGGCAGTATTTAATTTTGTAGCACTATCAATCGCTTTAAGGTTGACCTCAAATAATCTATTTTGTTCCTTGATTGTCGCATTTAATGCCTCATTAGCGGCAGTAGCATCATCAGTTGAACTTACATACTCAATTAAAATACTGACTAAAAAACCAAGAGCAACTACAATCGCACCAATACCTGTCGTTGTCAAAGCCGCTGCGAATGCCCGAGCACCAGTCGCTGCCGCTTGTTCCCCAACTCCGACTGCTACGAATGACCTTGCCAAAGCCATATTTATGGCTTCATAGATTTTGGTAATACCCATCGTCTTAAACAACTGGGTTCCAATTTCTCTTACATCATCTAATGTTTCCTTGAATTGAAAGGTTAAGTCCTTTAATGAAAATCCTGAAAATTGTTTTAATAATGCGATTGCCCCATTAAACTTACTTGCGATTTCACCGATGGGGCCTGGTATAAGTTGAAGGGAAGTCAATAAATCACCTGACCTTGTTTTGGTCTTTGCCATTTGGTCTTCAACAGCACCTAATTTGCTTGCTAAAATCTCAAACTCTTCTTGTGAATATTTACCACTTGCTAATTCAGCCTTCAACAATCTAACCTGTTGGGTTAGTTTCATCGTTTCCTCACCAGCAATCTTGACCGACTTTGTGTCTAAATCAAACTTAATATCTATTTTTTTAGCCATCTTACCTTATGTTAAGTGATTCAAGTAAATAATTATTCTTCAAGATAAAAGTGATTTTACCCTTGAGATCGTTTAAGTGTGTTTCTATTTGTTTTGGAGTATCATTTACCCCTTCGTCAGTTATAAACTTCATATTTTTATATTATTAAAGGGGTACACAACTTCCACCAGAACACACGAGTATATCTATTATTTCACCACTACTATCAATCTCTGCTATTCTAAATGTTCCTGTTGATGTATCTGTGGAGGTTGCTGCGTATGCTACAAAACCAGCAACTCCACCTTGACCGTATATCGTATCCCCGATGGTAAGTGTTGAGAAATTAGCATCCGCTGGTGTTGATACGTCTATTTGATAATTCGTATTACAGAAGCCAGAACAAATCACAAATACAGTTCCGTGAGTAAATATTTCTATTCCTTGAGTTTGGGTTGGAGTTGGGGTCGGTGTTGGTGTTGCTCCACTTGATGTTCCAGTTGGGGTTTGTGTTTGAGTTGGGGTTTGTGTCGGAGTTTTTGTTGGAGTCGGAGTTTGAGTTCGTGTTGGTGTTGGTGTTCTTGTATTAGTTGGTGTTGGAGTCGGAGTTGCAGGGATACAATTTATTAAAGTTCCATTAGAATCTATTTTAGTCAATCTTCTAATTGATAATCCATTATAATCAGTGAATGTTCCACCGACATATATTCGTCCCCTCAAATCTTCAACAACTCCCATATCAGCATAAACACCAGTGAATGTTAAAGTTCCATCGTTGAATGTTAAATCTCTCGTTCCGTTAGAATTATACCTCCTTAATTGTGATGTTGCAAAATCCGCAACAACAATTTTTCCGTCAGATTGGACTACTATATCACTAACAGTCCCCCCTGAACCCGGGGCACCATCAACAAATACGAATGTCGTATCCAAAGAACCATTATTATTTAATCTAACTAATCTATCTTGGTTAGATATTCCTGAATAGTTTGTGAATGCTCCACCAGCAAGATATTGTCCGTTTGATAATTGAGTTGAAGTAAAAACTCTACCATTAGATGCTAAAGGATTGAAAGTATTATCTAATATTCCATTACTATTTAATCTAACCATAAAGTTTAGATTTGTATTTCCACTCCAAGAGTTCAAGAAGTATAATAACATTTTCCCATCATTTTGTAGTATGAAAGGATTACCGAAAAGTTCGGAGGCATCGGTATATGTTATACTTTGTCCTGTATATGTTAAATCTACATTTCCGGCATCGTCAAGTTTTACTATACCATTTCTTAAATAAGTTCCGTTATTATTCGTATATGCGGTAAATCTTCCTGTCACGAAAATATCATTATTTTGATTTGAACCAACCGCAATAACCGATCCTCCAAGATTGACTACTCCGTTTAGGAATGTTGTATCTATCCCAAAGTTCGTATTAAGTTTTCTAACTAATCCACCACCTCCAATAATTGTTTTTCCGTTTGGTTGTCTAAATATTTTTGCTCTCTCCATCGTTCTACCACTCAAGTTTAGATTATAATTAGTCATTAACTCACCGCACTCACTTAATCTTATAAAATCACTAATTGCTGTTCCGTTATAATTCCCAAACCCACCTCCCGATACAAAGATTGTATTATCGGGATTGACGAATATTTCTGTAAGAATTGTATTCGTCCCTGCTCCAGCAAAGTTTGACGTGCCCCCTGTGTTTTGGAAACAACATAAAGGAGGAGGAGGACAACTACCACTTATTGTTAGACCATCACAAATTACTAAAGGTAATTCGGACTCCATACAAGCGGATTCTCCAAAAGATAAATTATAGGACTCGGGGAGAAAATCAGAACAGGTCGTTCCCGATATAAACTTTGTTCCACCACTATCAAAAGGGTCGTTATGTACGTATGTTATACAACTCATATTACTTATAAATATATTTTTTCTTTATGTTGATTTTTTTAACTTGATTATACACAACACTCACTAATAGTTCCACCTGATATAGTAATGAAGTCAAATGTTGGACTTGCCACCTCACCACAAGTAGGAGGTGCAACACACTGAATATCACTTGTAGCAATAATTACACTACCAACTGTTCCACCAGATATGTATGTAGTTCCTGTTGAACTATCGCTATAATATGCTATTACATTCATATCAAATGGAGCAGATATTGTACTTCCACTACAACCATCAAAGAACTCTATAAATGTATCTGTTGTGCTTGCGAAATAACCAGGACAATCAAAGCATTCACCAGGAGCACTTTGTTCCGATGTTATTGTATAACAATATGGTTCTGATGTCGGTGATGGTGTAATGGTTGGTGTCGGTGTAATGGTTGGTGTCGGTGTATTTGTATTGGTTGGTGTTTGAGTTGGTGTCTCTGTATTAGTAGGGGTTGGAGTTTGTGATGCCCCCAAAGTTGCTGTCGGGGTTGGTGTTTCAGTATTTGTAGGGGTAGGTGTTGGTGATGCTCCTGATGTTGCTGTCGGGGTCGGTGTCGTAGTATTTGTTGGTGTTTGAGTTGGAGTTGAAGTATTAGTTGATGTTGGGGTTGGTGATACTCCCGATGTTGATGTAGGGGTAGGTGTTGATGTATTTGTAGGAGTTTGAGTCGGAGTTTCAGTATTAGTTGGAGTAGGAGTCAGAGTGCTAGTATTAGTTGGAGTATTCGTATTCGTAGGAGTTTGCGTATTAGTCGGAGTAGGAGTCGGACTTGCTCCGCAAGTAGTTCCACTATACGCTTGTAATAACCTCCACGTAGTGCTCTGAACGTAAGTCGGTACGATATTATTTACGCAAGTTATTTCTCCCGTTTCTGTATTCTGAATAGTAATAGATGTATCGTTATTTTGTAATCCTGGATTAGTAGTTCCGAAAGTTATATTATCACCCGTTCCTAATTCTTCTCCTCCAAAGAAATATTCCTCCTGATTAAATAGATCCTCTTGAACTACATTAAATGCTGTTCTACCAGTACAACCACAATCGGGATAAACCCCAACCAATTCACTAGTAAATCCTGATGCGATATAATAATGTTGATATGTATTATTTGGATTATAACTTCCAATCTGAACCTGATGACAACCCAACGCATTCAAGTCATCATCAAATAAGGTTACATAATTACCAGCATATGCGTATAAGTTATAGTTTAGGTCTGAATTAGAATATAAAGTTGTTCCACTATCACAAGGGATAAGGTCATAATATAATACTCTATGAGGTTCATATTCTTTTGTAAGTTTAATCAACTCCAAATCACAGATTGTTGGTTCCAACAAATTAAAGTTGTCTATTTTATTGATTCTAAAATAGGAGTTGTCTATGAGTATTCTTTCGTTGTATAACAGGTCTTTAACTTCAAGAGGGGTAAGATATATCTTACACTTAAATATCTTATTCTCGGGACTTATTAGGTCTTCTATGTAAGGTTTATAATAGATGTCGTATAAGTCAGGTGATATGAATGCGAACTCGGGAGGAGTAATAGTACTTCTGTCCTCGCCATCAAAGTTTATGTAGTGTGAAAAACCTGAATATGAGAATGGATATGTTGTATATCTGTTGATAATGTTAAACCTGTCCTGTTCGTATAAATCATTATATGACTCAAAATACCAATACTTATAAACATCAGCACTTACGAATCCATATACATCATTTGGTAAAGTTGGGCCTCTAAATACAACACGAGGTAATATCTTGAATGATACAAATTGTTGTAGTGTCTGACCGCTTGAATCTAATGTTCTAATCTTTGAGAATGATGATAAGGTCAAGTATGCTGGTGGAGCAGGGTTGATTGTAATATCAATCGGAGATGAGAATAAATAACTAAACTTTGTTGTTGCGTTTTTATACTCAAGATTAAGGTTTATTTTATCTGTTCCAAATATCTTGTTTGCTGCGGTATTGAAGTCCTGATTAGCATAATCTTGGTCTAACTTGAACTCAAAATCCAAAGTTCCATTCACTAATGAAGTGGTCGTAGTAATACTTTTTTGTTGTAGATTATCTACCTTCGTAGTCCAATCTAAAGTCCTCCCCTTACCAATATAATCTATTATCGGTTCAATAATAAGTGTGTTGGGGATATATGGGTCAGGAACAACAATAAGGTTAAAATACCTATTTATTGATGTTATAAAATCAATTTGTTTATAATCATTATCGGGGAACTCCAACGCATAATCTATTGTATCACCTGATGGTATAAATCTTAATGGGCTGATGACCTGAAATACAAAGTTTGATGCTGTTGCGTTTGTAAGGGCAAACGTAAAAGTGAACTCGGACTCACCTGTTAAAATAAATTGTCTATCAAAAGATATGGTCTCATTAAGACAAAAATTAGTTAGATATAATCCCTCATTACCTTCAACATAAAATAATTCTACAATCGGCCCAAGCCAGTTTCCGCTTTCATCAAAGATACAATCACCTCCATCAGGTTGAATATCATAAGTAAATCTAAAAGTGTATGTGCCAGCATAAGCCTCTTGTATTACAAATGAGTTAGTGCCAGCAGAAAAACCTAATGAATTACAAGTTATACCTGTTGATGGGAAAGTATTACCACTACTATCAACATCTGACACATACCTAAAACAAGCGGGTATTGCGTTCTTACTATAAACCGAATCATCTAAAAACTTGAGTGGTAAATAATATCTCTCAAAATAAGATGTATTAAAAAAATTGGATTGTATCTCATAACCAGCATCTCTTACAATAGACGAATAAAGTTCTTTAATTTGTATGGTTGGCTTGAAATAATAATCTTGTACTGGTGTCCCTGAAAAATCAAAATAACCAGTTTGAGCGCTATAAACATTATCAATAATAGGGGCGAACTCCAATAAAGGTGTTGCTAGAAAATTAACAGAGTTAGTATTACCTGAATTATACTCATAACCAATATTATACAAACTCCACATCGTCTTACCATTCTGATATGAATAGTTTGTAGTGCCTGTTAAAGGAAATAGGTTATAATCAATATTAGATTGTTCTATTACCTCTTGTGTAAAGGGGTGAGATAGATGTGATAAGTCAGTTTGTCTCAAAAACTTATCCCCTATGTTTGCTGCCAAATTACCAATCTGATTATAGAAGGTGACCTGATATGTAAAATCCTCACCTTGAATAGTCACTCCGTCCAATCTAATATTACCAAATAATATTTCGTATCCATCCCATAACATATTCGCATCAAACTTATTATTGGGGTTAAAATCTAATGGTGTAGAATTAAGGTTATAAAAATAGTTGAATATGTCGTTATTATTCTTCGTACCAGGTATGGTAAATGCTTTAGAATAAGCCGAGTTTTTAGCAGTAATATCACTTATCTCTGCGAAAGAAAAAGACATCAAGATGTCCTCATCATCAAATAGGTCAAGATATTTATATGTCCCTGATACTAGTGTCCGTATTTGTAAACTCATTTAGTAAGGTAAGTTATATTGTCTGTAAGGTGTTAATTTCAATTCTAATTCATACTGAAATACTCTATCATATTTCTGTTGATACTTTTTTACTTCTTTGTTTAATACTTGAACTGGTATTAGATATGGATAAATAAGTGGTTGGTTATTTTCCGGCGTCCAATCATCCTCTATTACATATACAGTTGGGGACAAAATCAATTCCTCAATTATATCTACATCATTCTGTTTAACAAAGTTAGATGCCACAGTCATAAACTCAATCGCATCTCCATAGTAAGTTGTCTCACTTGAGTCATAACTCTGCATATTCCATATTGTAGAGTTTAATGTTTTTTGAGACCCGTATATCTTCTTACTTGGGGTCTTGGCATACTGACTTTTCTTAGTGAAGGTGAATGTATCCCATACCCCATTTCTATTGATAAACAAGAAATTAACAGGGTCGTTGAAACATTCCTCATCCATCATCTTATATTGGACTATTTCAGATACACCACTACTATAATTTGTATCACAACCTCCACTAGACAAGTATATCGCCACATCACTATTCGTTCTAAACACGGGGTTCTGTTTCCAATTTACATAGGCTATTCTCTGTCCCAAAAATGAATTATAACCAGTTGGATTTGGGGTGAATGAAATAGGTTGTGAATAGATTACATCATAGTTTAATTGTGAGTTTGTGTCTGTCTTCTGTAATATACTTACAGAATTGACGACAGATGAATTATTGAATAACTCATTCTCTCCATACATAAACCCTAATACAATAGGACACTTGTAATAATGACTTCTATATCTTGTCTGTATTACTGACCCTCCCAATATAGTCATAGGTTTTGTTTCCTCACCAAATGTCCCCATAAATCTACCAGCAATATTGAATGGAATAACTCCACTATTCATAGCGAAGTCATAAACCTTTGTATTCCAAAAGTTATATTGTCCGTTCTTATTGAAACCTGAATAGTAATATGTTAATGCTTGGTTGTTTGATACAGCATATCTTTTATTGTCTTGAACGCCAGGCCATACCATCACTCCATAAGGTTGTGTGGAGGCACTTGCTGGACTTATAGTTTGTCCTGTAAACCCTGAATAAACCCCGTAGTTCGTTGTATCTATGATAATGGTTGTTGTCCCACCTGATGTGTATTGAACCCCAAATATTAAACGATATTCATTAACCTGATAGATATTCTCAAACCCTTCATAACCCCCGTTGAAACCATTAGAAAAACTTACAAAGTTGATAGGTAAATTATTGATTGTTGCCTGTGAGGTTTCTTGGTCTACATTTACTAATGATGAGTTAGTCACGGATACAATATAAGGGTCTGATTCTGCTTCACCAGTAATGGTGTTGTAAATCATAGACATATTACGAGGATTAGGTTTAACAATATTCCTAATGATTGTCTCCACATTAAAGATACAATTACCATACTGATTTGAGGGGATTAACAATCTCCCTATTTTACCTGATTCCTGTGTTGTCCCTGTTGTATTAAAAGGCCCTGAATCGTTTTTATACGGGTTCTTATACACATCTACAACCAATCTAATATCGGTGTATGCTGAATAACTATTTAATGCTACATTCCAAGTATGGTCGGAGTGTGTCTCCGTAACTGATAATGGGCTCTGTAATATGGTTAGATTGAAACTCATTTTAGTTTGATGGTATTTCTTTATTTATTACGTTGGTTAGGAAGTTTTCAACATCTTCACCTATGGCTTGATATAATTGTTCGTATTCATCTCTGAACTCTGCGGGAGGGTTTGCCAATACATCCTCAAAAGTGTCATAGGTCTTATCAAATACATTGGCTGGTCGTATCCCATACTTAAATATATTTTTTTGTATTGCGAATGCGAAACTCAAATCTTTTATGAATCTACCTTTTTTATTTCTACCTTTTATTCTTTTTACCTTTATCCACTCCAATAACGCTTTAATTGGAACCATTCCCCGACCTTTACGTCTTCCCAAATTGACATACTTGAGATAATCCATATAAGTCAATTCCAACATCAATCCATCAGGAGTGTCTTTGACTTTTGCAGATAAACTATTTAATAACCGACCTGACGCAACCTTATTACCGAGACCCCTTACTTTGGGGTTTCCGTATGGGTATATTTTTTCTTTGAGTTTATCCTTATAAAACTTTATGAATAAATCACCCAATTCTTTTAGTTGCCGTTCAGATAATTCCCACATAAATTATTGTATTTAAGGACACGTTCCGAATAGGGACATTTCGCCGTCATTATCAACTTGGAATATTTCAGATTTGTCAGTTGAACCAAACCATAATGAATTACCAGGATATAAGTTTGCTGGTATAAAAGTAGGACTAGTGTATATCGGTAATCCGTAAGTTATTGCTGCTTCTTGGAAGGTGGTTATACCCGATTGAGAAACATACACTACACGAGGAGTACAAGTCCCCGAGCAAATATCGTTTATAGAAGCGAACCCATCAACTCCGTTAGTAGTACATAAACTTATAGTAGAATAAGTAGAAGCGGGGGTCGGAGTAGGAGTTCTCGTAGTCGTTGGAGTTGGTGTTTGAGTTTCTGTAGCGGTAGGAGTTAATCC